CATTAGTTCTTTTTTAATTTGTGCTTCTCTTTCAAGTTTTGCAATATCAAATTGCGATTGTGCTTGTGCAATTTGTACTTTTGTTTCAGCAATCCCTTGCTGTTTTTGTATTTCTGCGGCGGCCCCTGCTTGAGCTGACTGAGCGTTAGCTTGAGACTGTGCTTGGATATTTTCCATTTGGATTTGTCTATCTTTTTCAAACTTTTGCTTTCTTCTTAATTTCAACAACTGATTAGCTAATTTTAAATTTCTAATTTCTCTAACATCAATAGCATCTTCTAATTCTATTTGCTTTTGTGTAATAGCCATTTGTATGTTATTTTCCAACAATTGTTTTTCTTCTTCGTCTGGAGATAATTCCAAAAATATTCCAAAATCATGAATATGTAAATCTTTAATTTCAGCAAGAGTAGCAACATCAACTTTACCTAACGATTGTATGAAAGAATTTTTAGTATTTGAAAACTCTAATATATCAGATATTCTTAATGATATTGCTTCCGCAGTTTTTAAAGTAATATATAAACCGGCTTGTAATATATGTCTTGTAGCTGTATTTGAATTAGCAGCAGCTATTTTTTGTAAACCAACTAGTGCATTTCTATCTGGCGTGCTACCATCTCTTGCCTCATTCAACCCTGTAACATCTCGCATCATTTGCAAATAATAATTATAAGATTGTATTAAGCTTTGTATTTTTGAACCACCAGCACCAGCTCTTAATTCTTGTATTGGTACTTTCCCATTATTAAATTCACCATCTTGTGTCATTGATCTACCAATAACAGAACCTGTTTGGAAATACATATTCAATGCTTCTTGCGGATTATAATTAGTTCCATTACCCAAATCAACTTCTGCTAAACCATCAGCGTCCAAATAAACACCATCGGGAACCATACGAGATAAAACTTGTTGAAGCTTTAAATGTGTAATTTGAATCATATCAGCAAATGATGTCATTCTACTAACTAACGATTCAGTTTTCCCTTTGTACATTCTAGGTGCTACAATATTGTAACTCATCTGAACTTTTGTAATATCAGATTTAGGCCTTGTCATATTAACAGCCTTTTGCCATTTTAATAATTTATCATGACCAACAATTTTTGCACCTTCATATAAACACTCTATAGATCTATTTACCTTTTCAAACCTAGCCCTAGAATCCTTAGGGGGATTGAATGTATCGTCTTTTTTAATTGCTTTATCTGCTCCACTATTAGTTTCTTTTATTTTATATACTTGGTTTTGAAATGTTTTATATTCAAAATACAATACATTTACAAAATTTTTATCAGCAGAATTAGTTCCTAACTGATTGTATAATGTAGAGCCATCACCTTTTCCCTCAATTTCTTCAATATCTTCGTTTGTTAACCCTGGAAATTGTTTCTTTAATTCAACCAAACTTACTCTTCTAACTTCACCAACATAATATAAATCATCAAAATAAGGTGAGTCTGTGTAGGAATATATTAAATCAGAAGGGTCAACGTATTCTAGTTTTATACCTTCCGCAGTATTGAAGCTGTTCTTAACACATCCAATACCTAAAACAGTAATATCGTAATCTAATCTTTTCTTTAATAATTCGTATTTGTTTAAATTAAAAATATTATCTATAGCTTGCTCTTGTGCTAATTCTATAGATTGTTTATAATTTAATTGCATATGTAAATTAAGTTCATCTTCTGACTCTGGAATCGACTCTTCTTTATTACTTAAAGTATTAACGCCGGTTGCTTCTGATATTTTAGCTGCAAAATCACGAGCGTACATATCGTTAAGCATTTCATTAACATATTCTGTTCTTTTTTTACTAGCAATAGGATCAACAGAAAATGCTTTTAATCCATATGCTCTTTCGGCAATACCATTAACAACTATATCCACAAACTTTGGAATAATAGGTACTGGCTTCCAATCTAAATTTAGATAAGATAAATCACCGTTAATGGATAATTCATCTTTATATTTTTTAATGCTTTGTTCGCCTCTAGCATATAACCTAAGGTTATGGTAGTTATCTCTATTAGAGAAATAGCGAGATCCTCCTGAATCTTTTTTGAACCATTCTGACTCAACAGCTTTAGCAATTTGAAGTCCATAATCTAAACCTCCTTTTTCTGCGTCGCTAACTGCTTGACTCGGAAAAATACCTTTTGGTGATACTCTTGCCATCTATTGTATTATTTTTGAAAAATTTCCATTATTGTTATATTTAGAAAAACTAAAATTAACTTTGCTTTTTAATTCTCTTGTTTGATTTGGTGCATATCTATTTTTATTACATGCCATAACCGCTAAGCCTGAGCTTATTGCCGCATCAAATTTTGTTCTTTTGTTTATATCAAACTTGGCCCAATCGTTTAATGTATTATTAAAATACATATCGCCGTAACTGCCATCTTCTTTTTCACCTACATAATTATTTATATAACTTTCAATTGCAGCGGCATGAGCTTGTCTAATATCTTCACTTGAATTCGGTATACCTCCAATTTCTTTTTCAGTAACCGATAATTTATTCCATATTTTATCAGGTCTATTCATTGAATAGCCTCTATACCCTCTTCGTTTTAAATAGTATAATAATCTAGGCTTATTGTTTTCTGCTAGTATTGGCATACCATAAAAGTGTAATGCCATTAATATATCTTCAAAAAACATTTCCGCTGTTTGCGGTCTAGCTATATATTCTAAAAAAAACATATTAGCAGGAATTTCTTCCATGCTAAACTTTGTGAGACCGTGTAAAGCGCCCTTAGATCCTTGACCGTCGGTAGTCCCGGATATATCGTAGCTATCGCAGCCAAATGCACCACTATGTTCGTTTCCAGGATATTTAATTCCATTTTTTAGTATTACTTTATTTTGTAAATGTGCGGGTGGAACCCAACTAACATTAAATCTTCCGTTTGGATTAGGTATAAATTCAACTTTTGTATCTTTAATGCCATTTTGCCATTGAAAGCTTCCCTTTGTAACTAAAGCACTATACTTTGCTTCTTCGTTAAAATCTACTTGCTCGTATATTTTTACTAAATTAAATATACTATTTTTTGTTTCGTCTCTGAATGCGTGCTCTTCTGTTCTTGGAAACTGACGATAAAATTCATTTAAACCGTCTTGATCTCCTTTTAATCCCTCAACTTCATTCTCCCAATGTTTAATAACCCCGATGTCGATATTATCTCCTTGGTGGTCTTTGACAGGGTTGCTCGGTGTGTTAAAGACAGGTATTCCATAAGAATCGATGAATCCTTCGAAATTCCATTCCATAGGTATGAACAAAGAATATAATCCCGAGCGAGTCTGTCCATTCTTATTTCTTTTCGTGACGTCCGAGTCATTATATAGTTTTTTAAAGTTTTCACCACCTTTATCTAATGAGTTACTTGTTGAACCCATCATACACTTGCCAATTATTCTTGAACCTAATCTAAGAGTTGTTTTAGTAACTCTCCAGTTGTTAAGAATGTTTTCTGGTCTTTCCCATTTACCAGCTTCATCATGTACAAGCAACGTAAGTTTTTCACCATCATAACTGTTGTCTCCAGTATTTTTCCAATCGATAGTTGTATCTAACCCTTCTAATTGTAATGCTTTGTCTTTTGATTCAAAACGTTTACGAGTTAGCTTTGATGCTGGCACTCTATATGCAAGTTCTGTTTTAGGTCGATCCATACCATCTTGAATCGGTTTAAAAAAGAACGGATAGTTAATTGATATTGGAACCACCTTATCTGTAAACATTTTTTTAGCATCAGCACCAGACTTAGATAATATACCGTATCTTGAATCGGATGATATGGTTGCTAAGTTAACTGTTTCACCAGATGCCATAAACGAAAATCCACTACGTCTATTTTTTAAATAACACATTCCGTAACTCCTCGTATCTGCTTTACAAGCTTCCCAAAATATAAAGAATAATCTATTTGCTTCTCTAAAATCAGGTTTACCTACATCAATCTTTGTCCATTGTAGGTACATATAATGAGTCCCTGTTATATAAGTTGGCGTTCCTTTGTTATTAAACCAATATCCTTCATCTCTTTTAGTGAATTCGCAGTCTATATAGGTGTGCCACCTTTGCTTAAATTCATCCGGATAATCTTTCCAATCAAATATACTTTTAACAGATTTAAGCTCCTTAGGGTACTCGTGTGCAACCCACTTATTATTTGTGTTATCTACGTTTGTTGGTTTGGGTAATGCTATCTTAAGACCCTGGATGCTATACACATCGCCAATTTGACCACTTTTAGATATAACCACAACATCATGTTCTTTATTGTACCCATATTTCCATTTTTTAGATTTATTTAATCTTTTAATGGTGGTTATTTTTATAGGCTCAATAACCTCATATAAACTTTGCTTATACATTATTTAGATCTTCTTTCAGCAAACCCCTTAAAAGTGTCTTCTTTTTCTTTAGGTTTATTTTCTAATAACCCTTTTTCTTCTTCAATCCTATTTAAAATCTCAAATGCATCGAATATTGCGAGCTTTTTAGTGGCTGCAGCGTTCTTGAGTCTATCGGCTGAAATGTCATCATCAGTTTCAACGATAGGTTCTTTAGCAACCTTAACCAATTCTTTGACTGCATCATAACCAGCTTGGATTATATTCTTTTTCGTTTCCTTGACGTTCATATTTAATAGATATTTCTCTTGTTAGTACTCTGTACATTCTTTCACCTTCTACAATAAATTCATATTCACTGCTTGGTGTAAACCCAACTAAATCTTCTTTCTCTATTAAACTGCTAACGTCTTTATCAACGTATTTTATAATGCCCCTTAGGGCTTGTTCTTTCTCGTTATTTAATATATTAGTAGATTGAATTGGTTTAACGAAGCAAAAGCCTTTAGGCGCGTTCCATTCGTTATTTCGTTTATATAAGTATATTTGATCTGACTTTACAAAATACAAATTATCTTTATAATAACTTCGGCTGTTTTTTTCTATACCATGCTGATTATACCATCTTCTAAATACATTGTGATGCAATATAACTTCATCCCCTATTTGTATTTCTGTATTTTCAGATTTTGGTACGTTTAAAACTATTCCAGTACGACTAATATACCGATGATCAGAGATCTCAGTGTTGACTAAGAGCTCTTGACCATCTATATATTTTTTATTATCGTATCTTTCGTTTTTTGGTTTTATAATAAAATCAAATAAACTTTGCATTAATATTCTAAATTGTATTCCACAGCTATTGCCATGTTTTTATTAAAGTCTTTCCACGGTAATACTTCTTTGTTCTTTTTAATATAAATAGAAAACTTATCGTCATTCTCCACTATATCACATATCGTATGGCCACCATATACTTCTTGGCCAACTGCATAGTGCATAGCGTCATTCTTATAGTCTCTACCTATACTTATTTTACGAACTAGACTCATCTTCCGCGATTTCTTCGTACGTACCGTCTTGAATATTAATTTGTACTTTACCGTACTTTTCTTCTAACTTTGCTTGGAATTTATTTAAATCCATCTGAACTTCAGAAGCAGCGTGGTTAATTTTGTGTTTTTGCAATTCTAAGTTTCCAATTTGAGATGCGGCATTATTTAATTTGCCTACATAACCTTGTAGTTCTTCTAATTGTTCTGGTGTAATTTTTTGTTCTTGGTTTTCCATAATTTTAATTTTTTTTTAAATTTAATTTAATTGTTTGGGTTATAATTTATTATCACTTGTTTTACTTGATTTCTAATTATTATTCAACAGACGCAGCAAAAGGCGAATGAAAGGTTTTGTCTACTGGGGTTTTTTGTAATGCAATTTGCGCATCCAAACTAGTCTTCATAGAAGCAACATCTAACCCAGCCTCCAGCCAAGCTATTACATCGCTTTCCTTTAAACTAGCGTATTCTGTAAAATTATCTTTATCGTATTCTACAGAGTGAGTTCCTATGTTATTTGCTTGGTAAATATTAGGAGCCTCGCCCTCTGAAGCTCCATAGGTCCAGTGAATTGTGTTGATAACATTGTCTTTGCTATCGTGTGAAATTTTTGCGTCTAACGCATTAATTGTCCATTTGTAAGTTATTGCCATTTTTTTTATTTATTTATTTATTTATAATAGTTTTCTAAATCTAAAAGATATTGGTGCGGATGTTAAAGCACTTGATGTTTTTATTTGTAATTCGCATCTATTTGCATAACTAGTTCCATCCGCTGTATGTAGTTTTGTTCTTAGTTCTAAAGTGCTACCGTTCATAGCGTGTCCGGCAGCGTGAAGAGGTATTTCATCAATATCTGTTGCGTTAACATTACTATGATACCAACTCATCATACCACTCCAATACATACCATACCAAGCACCACCAGTGCTTCCATGCGCATCACTATATACCTGAACTGCAAACGTTCCCGAGCCACCTATATTAGATAAACTAATATCTAAACTAGTCCAAGTATTTGCTGTAGTTGAAACTGTTTTATTTATAGTAACTAACCCATCTACAAAAGCACCTGCTTTGGGTACTAGCCCCTCATGTGTAATTTCCCCCGCAATATCTAATTTACGAGTTGGCGAAATCGTTCCAATTCCAACATTTCCATCATTCTGAATAACCATTCTTGATACACTGTTTAATCTATCAAAAAACTCTAAATCTGTACCCGCGCTTATATTAGTTCCTATTTCCCATCTA